GCCAAAAAAGCAATCTATGCCGCTGCTGGAATTGTTGCGGATAGAATTAAAGGCAACTTGCAAGGTGTTCTCTCGGACGAGGCTACAGGCGAATTGGTTAGTTCGTTTGGTATTTCCAAAATCGACACCGATTCTAACGGTGATTGGAACGCTAAAATCGGTTTTGACGGTTACGATTCTCAGGGAGTACCAAACCAGCTAAAGGCTAGGATTTTAGAATCAGGGTCAAGTAGGCAGCCGAAGCGGCCATTTGTGCGGCCTGCTGTCAATGCCACAAAGAAGCAAGCGCAAGAAACGATGGCGCGAGTGATCGAGGAAGAAATTAAGAAAATAGGGGGTTAAAGCATGGCAACTATCGGCGTTTCTAAACCGTATTATGGCGTTTATGTTAATACGGATGGTGCGATAACTTATACTGGCGGGGCTGTTTTTGCAAAAGCGATTCAGTTTTCCGCGAAGATCGAGAGCGGTAGCGACAATAATTTGTATGCCGACAACGGCATCGCGGAAACTGATCGATCCTTCGGCGGTGGTACTATCAGCGTCACCACTGATGAAATTTTGCAGACTGCCGCGGCGGCTATTTTGGGGTTGACCGCTGATACTATTACGGTTGGCGGGGAAACTAATGTTAGCGAATTGGTTTATGACGATGATATGATCATCCCCGATCTGGGATTCGGTATCATCATCAAAAAGAAAGTCAACGGTGCTTATAAATACCGGGCGGTATTCTTCCACAAAATCAAGTTCAATATCCCGGAAGATGCCGCTACTACGCAGGGCGAATCCATTGAATGGCAGACGCCGACAATCGAGGGAACAATCATGCGTGACGACAGCGCAAAACATGGATGGAAGTCAGAAGTGACAGTTAATACCGAAGCAGAAGCGGAAACATACATCAAGCAAAAATTAGGCATTGTAGCCAAAGCCGCGCCTGTAACATCCAGTGTGGCAAGTGGCACATATGAAACAGCACAAAGTGTTGTATTGTCCACTACTGAGGTAGGCGGGGACATTTATTACACTGATGATGGTACTATCCCCTCATCTGATAACAGCAACAGTATCCTTTATGCAGCGCCGATTGCACTCGAGGCTCCTTCTAATACCTGCATTAAAGCAGTATGCGAGGTTGCCGGCAAGACTAACTCCGACATTCTCGAACTTTATATTGAGGTGACGGCCTAATGAACAGAATAGGCGAAATTGAAATAGCGGGTAAAAAATACCCGCTTAACTTTTCCACAAAAGCGGCAAAGGAGATTTCCGCAAGATACGGCGGCTTGGAAAACATCAGCAAGGCGTTTGACGGTAAAGCTATCGATGTTATGATGGACGAAGTCCTTTGGATTTTGGCTCTCTTGATCTCGCAGGGTGTGGCCTATAAGCGCATTGTCGAAGGAGAAGAAGTCGCGGGGATTAGCGCGGATGATTTAGAGATTGTCTTAGGTGTCGGCGATTTGCCGGGGTTGAAGGATCAGATTCTGGATGCTATGACTTCCGGGATGAAGCAAGAGGTGGAAGTTGAATCGGAAAAAAACGCAGAAGCCACGCAGGGCAAATAAGCTTTGCGTGGTTTGACTTTTGGGGCAGGTATTTAAATATCCCGCGTGTCGAGGTGAATTGTATGCCATTCGGCGAGTTATTAGATATGATCGCCTGCTATCAAATTATTCATGGCGCGGACGCAAAACGAGAAGCTGATGATCTTGATATGATTCCTGATTTAGTGTAGAGGGGGTGAGTAAATGGCCTATGATATCGGCCCGAAAATCGGAATTGAGGGCGAGAAAGAGTTTCGGGCTGCGATCAGCCAGATTAATACCAGCCTAAAAACTCTAGGCACTGAAATGGCCGTTGTCGCCTCATCTTATGACAAGGGTGATAAAAGCGCCTCCGCACTTGCCGCTAGAAATGAAGTTTTAGCAAAGCAGGTCGACGCGCAGAAAAATAAACTAGCCGAATTACAAAAAGGTTTAGAAGCATCCAGCGAAAAGTACGGCGAGAATGATGTCAAAACGCAAAAATGGCAGCAAGCCGTCAATAAAGCCACTGCTGAATTAAACAACATGGAGCGTGAGCTGAAAGAGAACGAAGCCGCGCTTGATGGAACGGCAAAAGGCTTAGACGAGGCCGGGGATTCGGCTGAAAAAAGCGGCGGCAAATTTGAAAAATTAGGCGGCGTACTAAAGGCGGCAGGGGTTGCCATGGGTGCGATTGCTGTTGCTGCTGGCGCGGCGGCTTTAAAGCTAGGTAAAGAAGTTGTCGCGGCGTTCGCTGATTATGAGCAATTAGTCGGTGGCGTTGAAACGCTTTTTAAGGATAGCGCCCCGCAGATTCTTGAATACGCTAATAACGCATTTAAGACTGCCGGGCTTTCCGCGAACCAATACATGGAAACGGTGACTAGCTTTTCCGCTAGTTTGATTTCTTCTCTCGGTGGCGACACTGAAAAAGCCGCTGCCTATGCTGATATGGCTATCACTGATATGTCCGATAACGCCAATAAAATGGGGTCGGATATATCGAGTATTCAAAACGCCTATCAGGGGTTTGCCAAGCAGCAATATACAATGCTTGACAACTTAAAACTTGGTTATGGTGGCACCAAATCAGAGATGGAACGGTTGCTTGCCGATGCCGAGGCTATATCTGGCATCCATTACGATGTTTCCTCCTATGCCGATGTTGTTGACGCAATCCATGTCATTCAAGTCGAAATGGGGGTTGCGGGGACAACGGCAAAAGAAGCCGAGGAAACAATCACCGGCTCTTTAGGTATGCTCAAATCGTCTTTCGGTAATTTCATCACCGGCCTGGGTGTTGTCGGTGCTGACATGGAAGGTCTGACCAAAAACATGGCAGATTCTTTTAAGGCGGTTGTCACTAACATCGTGCCGGTTATTCAGAATTTAACCAACGCTTTGCCCGCTGCGTTCGGGGCGATTTTAGACGCTTTAGGCGAGCTATTACCGATGCTGCTTGAAACCGCTGTCGGCTTATTTAAGCAGATTTTGGACACGCTTTTAAGCTTATTGCCAACATTAATCCCTGTTGCGGTTGACGCAGTGATGACCATTGTCGATGCCTTGATCGCTAATTTGCCGCTTATAATCGGCGGGGCATTACAGCTTATTTTAGCATTGGCAACCGGTTTGGCGGATTCCTTGCCGGAACTGATCCCTGCCATGGTTGATGCGGTTTTGTTGATCGTGGAAACCTTGATTGATAATGTTGACATGATGATCGAGGCTGCTATTGCGATTATCCTTGCCTTGACGCAGGGATTAATCGATGCTATTCCTCTGATTTTGGAAAGACTGCCAGAAATTATCACGGCAATCATAAACGCTCTGGTGGATAACATCCCGCTGATTATCGAAACTGGCGTAAAATTGCTGGTTGCTTTAGTGCAAAACTTACCAGCGATTATTGTTGGCGTGGTAGCAGCTATACCAAAAATTATAGTGGCCATTGTGAACGGCGTTAAAGAAGGTATTTCTAAACTGGCTGCGGCTGGCGGGGAATTAATTGCCGGTTTATGGCAAGGTATTTCTGATAAAGCCACATGGCTTTGGAACAAGGTTAAGGGATTCTTTAGTACGCTCACCAATAAAATTAAAGACTTTTTCGGTATTGCCTCGCCATCTAAAGTTTTTGCCGGTATGGGTGATTTCATGGCGCAAGGTTTGGGCGTTGGCTTTGAGCGCGGAATGAAAGGCGTTTCCGCGAAAATGACCGCCGCAGTGCCGACTGATTTCGCGATTAACGGCTCATTCGCAGGTAGTGGTTTATCCGCTGGCGGCAGCATAACTAATAATTTCCAGATCAGCCAGCTTGTTGTGAGAGAGGACGCGGATATAGATAGGATCGCGTCTGCGTTGTTTAGAAAGCAAAAACTAGCTGCGCGGGGGGTGGGTATAGCGTGATTTACATCAAGTTTAACAATATCTCGTCCAGCGAAATGGGCGTATATTGGCAGAGCACTGACCGCACTCTACTCCCCGCAAGAAGGGTCAAACAGTATGAAATCCCCGGACGGGATGGGTACTATGTGGACGACCAGCAGACCTATGGTAATCGTTTAATCACCGGGGTTATTTCATTCTTAGGCCAAGATCGGGATTTTGAAACTTTGCGAATCAAAGCGCGGCAGGTAGCCCAATGGCTATCCGGCTCTGGGCAGCTCATTTTTTCGGACGAGCCGGACAAGGCTTATCAAGCAAGGGTTATTGCTGGCGTACCGCTTGAGCAGTTAGCGAGGGTAGGGCGTTGCGCTGTGTCGTTTGAGTGCCAGCCCTATGCCGAAAGCATAGACCTGCATGAGCAGCAGACCGGCATTGTCAGCTTACCGCATACCGAAATAGTAGAGGTAGACGGCACCGCCGATACGCCTTGCATTATCTATATCACTGCCGAGAGTGAAATTACTGATTTAACCATTGAGCGCAAAGTGACACTATAGGAGGGTCGTTATGGGAAACATCGGGGCTGTGCATGGCCGGGCATTACTTGACAACTCACTAAACACCACCACATATAAACTGGCTTTATATACCACTGATCCCACGAAGGACAATATCGGCACGGAGGCCAGCGGCGGCAATTATGCGCGGCAGAATATTTCCTTCGGCGCTGCTGCGGAAGTGTCTGGTAAACAACAAGTTGCTAATGACGCTGAGGTCGATTTCGGGGAGCAGACGCTTGACTTAGGAAAAATAACGCATTGGGCGGTCTATACTGCGGCCAGTGCGTTTTTATACTTCGGGGCATTTTCCGTACCAAAAGAGGTATATCTTGGCGACTCTGTTGTGATCAAGGCCGGGGAAATTAAAATTAATCTGTCGTAGGTGGTGCTATGTTTAACCGAGTCGAATTCAACAAAACCCCATTTAACCGCTTTGATCTCTCTTTTCGTTGGAGCGGTACAGGCGAGGTCATTTGTGAAACCAGCGGCGCTTGCCATATCTACCGCTCCATGTCTGCAATTGGTGATATTAAGAGCGAAGCCTCAGCTATCAAGC